AGTAGGCATACCATTTCGAAAAACGTCGACAAGCTCGTACCCCATTTGAGGTACGAGGATTGCACTCTCATTGATACACTCTGAGTGAGGTCAGCTTATAATGTTTACAATTTGTTTACAATTTATTAAAACTATATACACCAATTCTGAAAATGGTGTGATATAATAATTATATCAACAAGGAAAGCAGGGCGGATGGATGGGAAGGGTTGGGGGTTTATCACTAAAAGGAGGAAACATATGACCGTTGAGAATTTTTAAAGCTATTATATTCAACGATAAAGAGAAAACAAGTGGTTGGTAGGGTGGGATAAGTTTTATTAAGGAGGTTAAATGTGTTAGATTATTTAAAAGATGTTAAAACGCTAATACTTTCATCGTCCGAGTTTATCGATTGCAAGGTTGAAGAGTATATTGAACCTTCAATATCCTCAATAGTATTTTTTATAGACGCTGATGGGTATAAACACATATTCAAAGCACCGATTGGGTTACTTGAGTCTAAACTCACAGCTAATGCATTAGCAGAAATCATCATAGATGAAGTGAAAGAGTGGAGGGATAAGTTAAATGAAGATTGTAGATTTGCTTACAGTGATTGACAGTAATGCATATTTAAACATTATAACCGAAAAAGGACACTGGATATATGAAGGCAAAGTTATTTTTTATAACATCTGATTTGTTTGAAAGAAAAGTTATATTAGTAGATATTGATAGAAATGAATTTTTTATTATAACGGAGGATTAACAAAATGAACATATGTGAAGTATTAATTATATTATCATTTATTATGACAACAATAATTGCAATTAGTCAATATATTGACAGTAATATACCAAAGGTATGTAATGTGTTGGAATTAATGAACATATTACCTTGCTATGAAATAAAAGCATTTAAAGATGGAAAGCGCTTGACTAGAAGTGAATTGATACAGAGTATTAATACCCCTGTTAAAGCTCACGAATTAAAAAACGGTATACTTTACATTGAAATTTATTAGTTTTTGAAAAAAAATACTTGACATTTCACGTACTATAGTGTATTATATAGTAACTCACTAATAAGGATATTAAAGGTGGAACAAAAATTATGTCAAAAATATATGTTATTGGACCAATGATAGAGTTGCAGGAAATAAACAGAGTATGCGAGGCTTTACATAAGCTCAAGCATGAAGTAAGATGTGTCAAGCCAATTAAAACAACGTATCAAGATGCCGTGCGCGATTGTTACAATAATATTGCATGGTGTGACACACTTGTAGTTATTGCAAAATCAGATGGTAGAATGGGCGAAAGTGTAATTCATGAACTTTGTTTTGCGGAGTATTTTGATAAGACAATTTATATCATACGAAGTAATGAGTAAGGAACAAGAACGGCAAATATACAATCAGTAATAGCTATCGACTACCAGTAACCAAGCTGACGAGTGGTGCAACTCCACTCACTAGTCCTTGCACCAATGGTGCATGTTACAACAAGTTATAACAAGTTACAAAGCAAAACACATTACAAGAACAAGGAGGAAGCAAAAAATGAGAAAACCAACTGTAACAAGAACAATCAACACACTAAACGTCACAGTGATAGGCATGGACACTGTTTCGTGTGAGCCTATGAACAAGACTTACCCAGTCTATGAGAGTGAAGTGCCGAGGGATGAAGAAAAACTGATTAATTACATTCGTAAAATGTATGAAACAGATACCTTTAAAATCTCAGCAATCACAAACAAGTGCCCAGTTAGTAAGACATACCGCTTGCCACTTAGTAAGTTTATTGAAGAAGCAAACAAAGCAGAGGAAGCAGACACAGCAGACACAGCAGACACAGCAGACACAGCAGACACAGCACAGTAAATAGGAGGGCACTACCATGTTATCAAAGAAAGAATTATTTAATGCAAAGGCATCTGCACAGAAAATCGAGAAGGGATTACAGATTGATGTTGTTAATGTCGGTTCATACGCCGATACAGACAAAGACGGCAACCCAGTGGATGTATCAGTTCTTGTAGATAAAAACGGTTCAGTTTTTACAAGCATTTCTAAGACTGTTAATGAAACATTAGATATGCTTGAAGATATCATATCGGATGATGGACACGCTGTAGTTGAGGTATGTGAGAATACTTCCAACAGTGGCAGGAAATTTTATCAGTTAATGGTAGTATAGTCGTTTATTAAACTATTAATTAAAAAAGGGGGGGGAGGTTAAAAACCTCTCCCCTTAATTACTTTTTATGGTTACAGGAGGGATAAAAACTATGGGTAAGATAACTAAGAAGTCTCAGTTATTGAAAGATTATAACAAAGAGCGAAACAGGATTAAACGTTTTATTAGAAACGCCGAGAAAAGAGGGTACGTATTTGAGCCTAATCTTATCCCACCAAAGCCCAAAACTATCACAGCAGGTTCAATACGGAGACTGTCAAAGATTAGACCAGCACAGCTTTATAACAAAGCTTATGCTATCAGTGCAGTAACAGGACAGCCAATAACAGTTGAGCAGAGAAAAAGAGAAATCAGACAAGCGGCGGCTAGGAAAGCATGGGAGACTAGGCGGAGAAAAAAAGACAAAGAAGACTATGAAAGGATGAATTCAGATAGAGAATGGCAACAGACGTTTCATGTTGCAAGGATAGTATGGGATAAAGTGCAATCCATGATAACCAATGTGGGTGTGCAACAATCACAATCAGCAGACCTATTAAACAATTTGTTAAATTCAGAAATTGAGAAGTACGGAGTAGACGCACTTTTATATTCAATAGCGCAAACAAGTGATGATTTCTTATCAACGTGTGAAGTTATTATTAAGTATCATCCATCCAGTGCAGTATCAAGAACGGCTGTACAGCATTTATATACATTAATAAGTGGTAATTTACCGAACGATGCAGAACAAGCAGAAATTGACAATGCATTAGCTAACGACGAGTTTTGGGATGAAATATGAGAAAGCAAATAAAATATATGGTGGGAGATTTTGAAACCACAGTATATGATGGACAGACATTCACGGAGGTGTGGGCATCAGCAGTAGTAGAGCTAGGCACAGAGGAAGTTAAAATACATCATTCAATTAGAGAAACATATAATTATCTCTATAACTTAAAGCAGAATATTTGTATATATTATCATAACTTGAAATTTGACGGTTCGTTTTGGCTTTCATTCCTACTAACAGATTTGAAATATGAGCAAAAACTTTATGTAAACCCCAATAATGATAGTGACGTTCATTTTGTAAAGGAGAAAGATTTAACCCCAAAATCGTTTGTCTATTCGATTTCGGACATGGGGCAGTGGTATAGCATCCTTATTAAAACACCATATGCACTTATCGAGATTAGAGACAGCTTAAAGTTGTTACCATTTTCAGTTGAACAAATAGGCAAAAGTTTTGATACAAAGCATAGAAAACTTGAAATGGAGTATACAGGATTAAGATATGCAGGCTGTCCAATTACAGATGATGAAAAACACTATATTGCCAATGATGTTCTAGTGGTTAAAGAAGCATTGGAAATAATGCAATTGGAGGGGCACTTAAAACTTACAATTGGTTCGTGTTGCCTATCTGAATTTAAACACACAATAGACAAGCAAGACTATCAGGCTTTTTTCCCTGATTTAACACAATATAAATTAAACCCCATTGAATATAAATACTCAAACGCTGACGAGTATATCAGACATTCATACAGAGGTGGTTGGTGTTATCTAAAGAAGGGATGCGAAAATAGAATTTACACTAAGGGTATAACGGCAGATGTCAATAGCTTGTACCCGTCAATGATGCACTCAGAAAGTGGCAATTATTACCCCATCGGTCAGCCAGTTTTTTTCAAGGGTAAAATACCGTCAAAATGTCTTACAAATCAATACTACTATTTTGTTCGTATTCGTACACGTTTTTATTTAAAGTCGAACAAATTACCATTCATTCAGATTAAAGGAAGTTTTTTCTATAAGGCTACCGAAATGTTAGAGACATCGGATATAGTTGATAAAGATACAGGAGAAGTATGCACATGGTACAAAGATTTTGACGGTAATATTAAAAAAGCTACTGTTGAAATGGTACTTACGCAAACTGATTTTGAATTGTTGCAAGAGCATTACAATCTTGTAGATTTTGAACTATTGGACGGATGTTATTTTAGAACTATAACAGGGATTTTTGACGAATATATTGACAAATACAAGAAAATTAAACAGATTAGTACAGGAGCAAGACGAACACTGGCAAAACTTTTTTTAAATAACTTATATGGTAAACTCAGTAGTTCGGATATATCATCTTTTAAAGTAGCAAGGGAGAAAGATGATGGCTCATTAGGTTTTACAACATTTGAAGAACACGAAAAGAAAGTTATGTATATTCCAATAGGTTCAGCAATAACAAGTTATGCTAGAAACTTTACTATTCGCGCCGCTCAGCAAAACTACAAGTATTTTGTGTATGCTGACACTGACAGCATCCATTGCTGTACTACAAAGAAAAATATTAAGGGTATTAAAATACACCCTTCTAATTTCTGTTGTTGGAAGTTAGAGAGCTATTGGGATAAAGCTATTTTTGTCCGACAGAAAACATATATTGAACATGTCACACACGAAGATGAAAAACCGATTGAGAACCCATACTATAATGTAAAATGTGCAGGTATGCCCAATAGTTGTAAGAACTTGTTTGTTAAATCAATGGCAGGGGTGACAGATGAAGAATTAGAGAAATATCCAGCAATTCAGCAAGAATTCTTGAAAACAAAGAGAACGCTTGCTGATTTTAGAATAGGTTTGGAAGTATACGGAAAACTGCGCCCAGTGAGAATAAGGGGAGGTGTAGTATTACAAGAGACGACATATAAAATGAGATAAAATGTTTCACGTGAAACATAACAAAAGAGACAGAATAAAATTCTGTCTCTTTAATATATCTATAACGTTAATTCTTAATGCATGGGTAGGCATACACCCAACTACACAGGCATGTCTTATATTTCAAAGAGCCTTTCATACCGATGTTACAAAAATAACTAACGTAGATACCATTAATAATAAGCTAAGGCTTTAAGTATACACTCTTTACATTCAAGTGAATAAAACCTAAAACAACCTCTATCAAAGAAGTATCGCATATAATCAATTAACCATGCATTATTTTTGAGCATTACATAGTTGATATTGTGGTCATCTGTGGTAACTGAAATTCTTTGTTTAAAATCAGGGTCAACTTTTTTGTCGCAGTAAACTATATTTTGTTCTTCAAACATTTTAACTGCATACTCTTCACCCTTATATTTAAGTGTACAGAGATAGCGACTCTGACCCTTCAGTTTTGCAATGAAAGCATGATTATCATTGAGGTAAACATTCTGTGAAGCATACGATACATAGTTAGATTTGTTAAAAGCCCTGTTGAATAATGAGCTTTCCTGTAATTTAGACGCACTCTCATTATAACCCTGCTCAAGTACGAAACCATCCCCACGTAAAAACTTTACATCTGAGGTCAGCCTATCAGTAATGTCCAGTGCTGTATAATAAGGATTTAGCAACGTCACAGCGTTTGAAATCATTATTACGGGCACATATCTAACTTGACTATTATTTCCGCGTGCTATTGAAGTATGTATGCTTATAAATTTGCTAACTTCATCTGCACAGTAATGGTTAGTTTCAGATTGGAATTCATCTAAAAGAATTCTTGATACATCACTCAGATAGTGAGAATATTTTTTCACTTTATCAGCACAATTGAGAGCTACAGCGTAGCCACACGATTTACCCTCGTCCTCCTCGTCATATGCACTACACAGAAATAGTTCATACATTTTACTATTACCAATTTGAACAGCTTTCATGATGTATGCTGAGAAAAAAAGATTGTGTATATCCTTAAAAAATTTGTCCGCTGAGTCCTTTAACTCGTCTTGAAATCTGTATAGTAAGCAAAATTTCTCACCATGCTTTAAAAATCTATTCACTAGATACCTATTAAAATATGTTGTTTTTCCTGCACTTCTATTTGATGTTGATATATAAATTTCAGGAACATTACCGTTAATGTCCTTCATGCTTAATAGCTTAGTGCCGTCATAATATTTTATATCGTTCATTTATCCACCTTCCTTGTTTAATTATAACAAATTATCCACAATTTGTCAAATTAATATTGATAAATTGTTGATAATATGCTATAATAAGAAAAAAGAAAGGAGGTTGACATTATGATTAACGAGTTATCAACATTGATTTCAACACTTGGTTTTCCCATAGGCATGTGTTTAATTATGTGCTATTACATTAATAAAATTAATGATGCACATAAAGAAGAGACTGACAAGTTTGCGGATGCGCTCAACAATAATACAGTTGTGCTTCAAAAACTTTGCGATAAGCTCGATAGTGAGGTGAATGTAAATGACAAGTAATGATATTGTAAGAGTTGCAAGAGGGTACTTAGGACAGCCATATGTATGGGGTGGAGAGTCCGAAACCGAGGGAGGGTATGACTGTAGTGGGTTTGTGTATTCTGTGCTGAATAAGTGTGGCATGAAAGTACCACGAACTACAGCACAAGGTTACTCAGCATTAGGTAAAGAAGTAACCAATATTCAAAGCGCTGATTTACTTTATTTTGGTAAATCGGTCAAGAGAATTACTCACATAGCTATCGCTATTAACAGTACACAAATGATTGAGTCACAGGGAAATAGTAAAAACACAAAAACAAACAAGGGCAAGGGTGTATCAATTACTAATATTTCCCACCGAAGCGATTTAGTACTTGTTAAAAGAATTGTTGATTTTAAAAAGGAGAAATTAACGACTATGTGTTTACTGAAAAAAGGCGCTAAAAATAATGATGTCACAGTGTTTGAAATATTGATGACAAAGCTTGGATATTATACAGGCTCAATTGATACCTCATATGGCAAAGGGTGCGTGTCCGCCTGTATTAATTTTCAAAAAGACCACAACCTTATACAAGACGGTGAATGTGGTAATAACACATGGAAGGCGCTTCTTGCTGAGGTGATTTAATGGCTTGGATAGTTATTGAGGGTACTAGAAAGTATCTGACACAAACTCAGATGAAAAACAACGCGCAGGAGTTTAACCGTTACTTTACTGGAAAGTACACACTTGAGAGCATCTGCGGTATGCTTGGAAATATTCAAAGAGAGAGTACCCTTAACCCTGCTCTTAAAGAAACATTAAGTGCATCCAGTGGGTGGGGCTTAATCCAATGGACTCCATCCTCTAATCTAACTGATTATGCAAATGCACAAGGCAGGGATTGGAAAGATGGAGACCTCCAATGTCAGTTAATTAATGCTGAAGTACTTGAGGGGTACGGTGGTCAATGGATACCCACTAAGAGTTACCCGTACACTGGTTTAGAATTTTCTCAGCTAACAGATGTTGAGGAAGCAGTCAAATCATATTGCTTTGAAAGAGAGCGTGCAGGGGTTGTGGCATTAGACGAAAGAATTCAAAACGGAAAGAACTGGTATGAATACTTAAGCGGCTCACCTGTACCACCTACACCGCCCACACCCTCAACGAGAAAGCACTTACCCATTTATATGATGTTAAGCAGACGATTTTAGAAAGGAGAATTAAAATGGCTAAATTGTCAAAGGACGAATTGATTGAAAAAGTAAAAAAATATGTTGGTGACAGAACAGACGATGAAACTATTGAGATTATTGAGGATATAACCGACTCAATCGACACATCTGATGCCGATGAATGGAAGCGGAAATACGAGGATAACGACAAAATGTGGAGAGATAAATATGTCTCACGTTTTTTCGATAAGAAGGAAGAAGACCTCGAACCCCCATCCGAGCACGAAGAAGAAGAAAAAGAGTATAATTCCTATGAGGATTTATTTGAGAAGGAGGAAGATTAATGGCTAGAATAATCAGTAAAACTAAACTTGATGCCCGTTCTATTGACATTCTCAATGTTATTAGAAATAACGCATCCTACGCATATCAGAAAGATGTGCCAAAAATTGATAAAGAACAGGACATTCCAAAAGTCGGTGAAATACTTTTTGGTAATCCAACACATGCAAACGAATTTATTAATGCATTAGTTAATAGAATTGCTCTCGTGCGTGTGCAGAGTGCAACTTTCAATAACCCATATAAGCATCTTAAAAAGGGTTACTTGGAGTTTGGCGAGTCTGTAGAGGATATTTTTGTCGGAATAATCAAGGCTGTAAAATATGACCCAGAAAAAGGTTCAAGTCGAGAGTTTAAACGTACTCTTCCGAATGTACAGTCCGTTTTCCATTTAACCAACTGGCGCGTGATGTATCCAATTACTATTGAGAAACAGGCTTTGAAGCGCGCGTTTACATCTGCTGACGGTGTTACTAACCTTATTTCATCAATTATTGAGCAGGTATATCAGTCCGCGGAGTATGACGAGTACTTACTTTTTAAGTATCTTCTCATAAAAGCAGTTTCGCATGGCAAATTATACCCACAGCCTGTTAATACTACTGATATGAATAGTGTTGCCGTAAATTTTAGGGGAAAATCAAACTTATTACCTATTGACATGACAGGTAGATTTAATGAGTTACATGTGCAGAATAATACCCCAACTGAAAGACAGTGTATTTTTATGGACGCTGATTTCAATGCAAAATTTGATGTTGAAGTACTTGCCAGTGCATTTAACATGAACAAAGCGGAGTTTGTAGGAAAACTTCACCTTATTGATGATTTTAGCTCCTTTGATAACGAGAGATTTGAAGCTATCAGGGAAGAGTCAACAGAACTTGAAGAGGTAACAACGGCTGAACTTGATTTGATGAAGAATGTAAAAGCCATTTTAGTCGATGAAGCTTGGTTTCAAGTATATGACAACCTCTTTGAATTTGCAGAAACTCAAGTTGGTAGTGGGCTGTATTGGAATTACTGGCTTCATGTATGGAAAACCGTTTCTTATTCACCGTTTGCAAACGCTATAGTTTTTGTTGATAGTGGTGCGACAATTGACAAACCAGAAACAATCACTATAGAGGTTACAGGAAAAGACATCTCTGAGGTTGGTACTATCTTTACTCTCAATGTGCAGACCGACACGGCTACACTTGCACCGAACACGCTTAATTTTGTACAGACTGAGGCACTCACCACAGCAGGAATTGCAGTCCAAAAATATGGCGCTATTGTTATTCCTTCAACACAGTCCGCAACAGAAATTACTATTGTGGCAGACTTAGACGGAACAACCTACACAGGCGCTACTAATATCACTAGTGCTAGTGCCGTTGGCGATACAGTTGTTTTAAATAAAGGGTGATGATATATGTATATAGTACCAGATAGTGAGGTGTATATGCTGAGTGGAGTACCACTTTCCACTCAGCAGAAACACACAATTTATTTTTCAGATAAGAAAACACAAGAGGATTATTTTATTAGTAAAGCCAAAAAGCATTTTACCAATGTAAGTTACAACCGTGTAAATAAGGGTAAATGTCGTATGCAGGCTACAGCTGATAGCTTGTACGACTGTAATTACATGATGTTTCAAAACAGTGCTTTTAGTACACGTTGGTTTTATGCATTTGTAACTGGAATTGAATATATTAATAACGTGACTGCTGAGATAAGCTTTCAAATTGATGTTTTGCAAACTTACTGGTTCGACATTGAGAGAAAAGAATGTTTTGTCGAAAGAGAGCATAGTCTTAGTGATAGAATAGGTGATAATATTTTGCCTGAAAACGTTGAATGTGGCGAGTATGTTTATAACGGTGACGCTCAAATAATTGGGCTAGGTTCACTCAGTACTTGCACTATGGTACTACTTGCAACAACTGGTGGTTATTTGTACGATGGTGTTTACAGTGGCTATCAAATCAAAGCTTTTTCAAACACCGAAGCAGGTAGCACCAATCTCACTAATTTTTTAAATCAGTACTTACAAACACCAGATAACATCTTAGCATTGTACACTTGCCCCACAGATATACTTCCTGTTGAGGTAACCGATGCAGGTGTGAATATTACATTTACAGGGAACACCAACCCAATAAATGTTACTGGTGTACCAATTAGTAATACTGACACAATAAATGGCTACACACCGCGAAACAAGAAACTATACACTTATCCATTCAATTTTAATGAAGTAAGAAATAATTGTGGACAAACATTAATCCAACGCTATGAATTCTCAGAAAATCTTACACCATATTATAACATCGTAGGTAATATGACAATGCCAGTACAAGAAGTGTTGCGCCTTGATAGATACAAGGCTACAGAAAAAAGCGGAACAGGGAGAATGGATATGACAGAAACCATCACGCTTGACAGCTTCCCTTTATGTTCGTGGAACGTAGACGCATTTAATGCATGGGTTGCTCAAAATACTGTACCAATTGCAATTAACGCTATTCCGTCAGCCGTTCAAACTGCCACAGGGATGATTACTGGACAGTCAAGTAATTCAGCACTGGGTAGTGTGCAGAATATATTAACAAGTGCTTACACTGCTAGTATTTCTGCTAATGATGTAAAAGGCAATTACGCTACTAATAATGCGCTCTTTGGTAAAGGTCAAGTGTGTTTTGAGGCTCAGCGAAAATCAATCACCGCTGAGTATGCACAATCAATTGATAGTTACTTTGATGTTTTCGGCTACGCTTGTCATAAAACAAAAGTGCCTAATGTGTCTAGCCGTCCTCATTGGAATTACGTTAAAACTGTTGATTGCACAATAGTAGGTCACGCGCCTAGTGATGATATAGCTTTAATAGAAAGTTATTTTAATAGAGGGATTACTTTTTGGAAACATCCTAACGATGTTGGTAACTACTCACTTGATAATACTGTTTAGAAGGGAGGTGTAAGAATGAGTAAAGCTAGAAAAGCTAAAAGAGAGAAACAGCGTACAGCATTTGACGATAGTGTTTGTTATCAGCTATACACGTTTGACCAATACTTAGATTTATTTACAGAAATTGCAATTAGTTCGTTTGAATGGGTTGGACTTCCTAGCACTGTTGATGCACGATTTATTGAAGTTGGGTTGTACGAAGATAAAGCTATGTTATATTTTAACGATGAAGTAATGGGTAATCTATGCCTGAGAGGTATACTTGGCGGTCAACTTGATGTTTACAACATACCACTGTATAGAAGGGCTTATGCTTCTAACGGTTATCAGCGCGTGTGCGGAAGAAGTGACAGTGTTATCATATGGGATAATATGACACATTGGTGTTGTAAAGATAAGATGTTGATATATTCTAAAAGACTTGCTGAACTTGATGCAACCATTGATATTAACTGCAATGCTCAAAGAACACCGATTTTAATTAAGGGTAGTGAACAACAACAACTATCTTTAAAAAACGCTTATAAAGAGTTTGTTGGAAATGAACCTGTTATTTTTGCAAGTAACGATTTCATGGAGGGGGATGGAAGCTCTTTTGGCGTATTCACAACAGGAGCGCCATACGTGGCAGATAAACTGTATGAATTAAAAGTTAATCTTTGGAATGAAGCTCTAACGTATTTAGGAGTAACAAATATTAGTATTCAGAAAAAAGAGAGAATGATTAAGGATGAAGTACAGAGGTTACAAGGCGGTGTAATGGCTAACAGGTATTCGAGAGAATTTGCAAGACAACAGGCATGTGAGCAGATAAACAGTATGTTCGGTACACAAATAAGCTGTCATTTCCGTGACGTATTCAACCAAAATGACGACAGGAAGGAGGATAACGAAGGTGAGTAAATACACAACACAAGTTAGATTTATTTGCGAAACAAACGCAAATTTAACTGAGTCTACTGAGTTCAATAATATCGAAGATGTGCTTAACAAATCTTGGAACAAGATTTTTAGCGACTTTCCTATTTTTGACGAACAATACCGCGCTGAACTTTGTAAGAAGATTTTAAGACATTACTACACGCGAGAGATTTGTTGCGAGACTGTAGGAAGATGGAAGTTGTTCCTTAGTGACAAGATGAAAAATATTATGCCATATTACAACCAACTATATCAGAGCGAATTGCTAAAGGTTGAACCGTTAGTTAGTGTGAACAGGAGTGTATCACATGAAGGTAGTGGAAGCGAAACCAAAACCACTAACAGAAATGGAACTAATAGTAGTAATTCGAGGACTGACGGTACTACTGACACATGGAGTTATTACAGTGATACGCCACAGGGCGGTATTAAAGGACTTGAAAGCAACGACTATTTAACAAACGCTACACATAATAGTGGTATGGATGGTACTAGTAGTACTCTAAACGGTAATACTAGCGATACTGAGACAGGAACAGGAAATAAAAGTGACAGTTATGTTGATAAAATTTTAGGTTACGAGGGTAACCAATCAGAAATGCTACTAAAGTTTAGAGAAACTTTTTTAAACATTGACATGATGATTATTGATGAACTTAAAGACTTATTTTTTATGATTTATTAGGAAGGAGTGCAAGTATGATTAATCGTGACAAAGATTTTTTTAGGTTTTGGTGCTACAAAGTTTTGCCGCTAGTGTATGATGATAGTTTGAGTTATTATGAAATTCTTTGCAAAATGGTAACTTATATTAACAATTTAATTGAGACTGACAAAGTACAGAACGATGAAATTAATAAGCTAAAACAGGAAGTGCAAGAAGTGCAAAATTGGATTAACAATTTTGATACGAGTTTTGCTGAAAGCATTATTGCTCAATATTTAGCAACAATGATTTTTGTTACCATTAGTGACGAAGGGTATATCATTTACACAATTCCAAAAAATTGGGAGAGTATTACTTTCAATACCACAGGGTTAGATATTGGTAATAATATTGGTGTTGGTAACTATGACTTTGGTCATTTAGTGTTAAGCTATTAGAAAGAGAGGTAAATTAATATGAACGGATTAATTAACAGACAGTATGTTGGTGCGAGGTATGTTCCTAAGATTATGGGCGAATGGAATAAGGCTTTACAATATGAAGCACTAAGTATAGTAACGCACTTAGGTAACAGCTTTACAAGTAAAGTACCTGTACCTGTAAATATTGACATTACTAACACTGATTATTGGGTAAATACAGGTAATTATAATGCACAAGTTGAAGCGTATAGAAAAGAAACTCTTGAAGCTAAACAGCTTGCAAATAATACTAATACTGATTTACAGGCATTTAAAGAAAATCAGACCAATACTAATAATGAATTTAATAATAAAATTGATTTAACAACAAGTGCATTAAATGAATTAAAAAATGTTGTGTTTGACGGTGATACCCCTAATGTTATTACAGTCGCCAAAAGTGGTGGAAGATTTCACACAATTAATGATGCTATTACCTTTGCAAAGCGTTATTGTCGTAGAAATAACAGAGTTACAATTATAATCTGTGGTGGTGTGTACAACGAAAGTATTGTACTCACAAAAAATCCTGGTATTGACATTATTGGAATTGGTATGCCAGAGATTGTTAGCGATGAAGCATATCCTAATGGAGCTGCAAATATTTATGGAGATACTTATATTGAGGGCATATTATTTCATTCAACAAGTGAAAGTGCTTATGCCTTTCACCTTGATGGAAGTACCGACACAAGTTATGGCACTACAGTAACTGTTGTGAATTGTAAATTTATTAGTGAGCATGAACCAGCGTTAGGCTGTGGATGTACAAGAGGTTGCAATTATACTTTTAAAAATTGTGAATTTTATGGAAGTGATGGTATTTATGTCCATAATGAAGCTAGCGCAAACGTTGCTAAACAGTTCTTTAATGCAATAGGATGTAAAATAAACGGGTCAAATCATGCCGTTGCTATTGATGATGCCGCTAGATTAAATTTTGGCGCTACTGGCTCACCTTTAGTACTTAACTTTGCTGGCTCTTATACTTCCAATATAAATAACATGATTAAGTTTAGACTAACAAATTCTGACGAGTATGGGTACATACCCGGCGACGCGAATGGTGTTTCACTTTCAGCAGAGTCTACTACACAAATAATAGCACTTGATTATAAATATCAAGGTGGTTACACTATAACGGCATCTATACCTACCTATGCAAACAGTTCAGCTGTATATATTCCAGTAGAAAACGCTAACTTATTCGAGTGGACAGTAACAACAACAATACCAGGTACTGGTACTTACCCCTCAAAAGTTACAAGTGTTGGTGCACACTGGTTGACAGTGACAAGAAACACTGGCAACTGGAATGGGAGTACAATACAAGTAGACTTGAAAGGAGTTAGATAATAAATTTTAAGTACAGGCTCGTACCTCAAATGGGGTACGAGCTTGTCGACGTTTTTCGAAATGGTATGCCTACT